AGATGTGAATACCAGACCCATGTACATAACACCCCTGCATTTTGTTAGACAGCGTGGTAGGTAGATTGTTTTCTTTGTAGTGTGTTTATATTCTTTTGTTTGTTTATTTATATTTTTTTTTTTTTTTCTTTTTTTTTTAAGCGTCCATAACCGAGCCATACGGGCAGGTTTTATAAAAAACAAACAACTATACACTCGAGCAAACAAATATAAAAATGTTGGATCTAGACAAAAAAAAGGCCTTTTTTTACACAAAGTAAACAAAAATAGGTTTTTTGAGGGTTTTTATAGGTTTTTACAGGTATGTTTCTACAACCATTGAGAGATCCACTTGATCCAGCCACATTTTGTGCAATACAACCCTACATGCATTTTTGTCTTTTTCAAGTACATCCTGGAATCGTCACACTTGTGACAACTACACCCAACCAGTTTCTTGACATCCCCCTCTTGCATCTCAAGGTAATCTCTAAGTTTGGAGCATCTTTTCCTTAAAATCACATAACCTCCTCATAGCTTTGTATTACAAATGAATCATCTAAAAAACAAAAAAGTCTCTTGTGGTATTTTCTCACTATATCGCGAGAATCATTTCAGTTCATCAAAATCTTTGCAAAGTCTTCAGGGACATCTTTCATATTATCTCTAAATCGTCTAAGTTCTTTGTCAACTTTTCTCTTCTTAAGCCAATCAAAAAACTGAATGACTAAATAGGTAATAGATTGCATATGTTACTCCTTTATGTGTGTTGCTCTGTGTGTTGCCAAAGTGACTCGAAGGGGTGTTGTTAACACATAAGCCTTTAGGCCATGGTGATAATGGCCCTTCACATAACACCATGACTCGCCTTAATGCGTTTAAGCCTCAAATTACTAAGCTCTGGGTATTGTTTTATAGAAGTAATCGCAACTCACAAACATGTTTGCCAAAGTTTTTCTATTGATTTAATCAGAAATTCATAACATGCCAACTTTGCTGGATATAATCCGAGAAGATTTTTTCGACAAAATCAGACTTCTTAATTTAGATGTCGACATCCCCACCTTGAGAATTCTCTTTGATCAGTCAGTAAAAGAAACAAATGAAATTGTAGACAAAAAAAATGTTTCAAGTGCTTTGAAAAAAGTTTATGAAAGCACATTAGGCTTAGATTCTTGATATTACTCACCCAGGTAAAACCATGGCCTTATTCAATGTTTCATCAATGGAACAAGTTCTTAACCATATCTCTTCATTACCAAGTTCAAAACCTGGTGTTTATCTAAACCTAGGCTGTGGCAAAAAGACAATATCTGGGTTTGTTAATGTAGACAAATATTTCACAAGACAAGAAGGCATTGTCAATGAAGACATTTCTGACATACCCTATTATGATAATTCTGTAGATTTAATCTACTCATCCCATGCACTTGAGCATTTGTCAATAAGAAAAAGTAAAGTTGCACTACGTGAATGGTATAGAGTCTTGAAGCCAGGTGGACAGCTTTATCTTGCAATACCTGATTTAGAACTAATTTGTAGAGTGATTCAAGACCAATTTACAACAGAAGAACAAATGCGATGGTTCCTATTCACTTTATTTGGTTATCAAGTAGATCAAGAAATAGACTACTCAGACAAGAGTTTAGATCATGTTGATCATCCTGGAGAGTTTCACTGCTCAGGTTACACAAAAAAGAGTCTGATGTCTGAATTGAAATCTATAGGATTTGAGATAAACAAGATTTTCTCATACGATGGATATTCAACTCCCTCGATATGGTGTGAGGCTGTGAAATGAAAATTGCTTGGATTTGTGCACAAAATGAAGAAGCAGCACAGACAAGAATTAGAGTGCTAAACATTAGTAGAAGTTTAGAGCACAAGATGTGGAACACAGAAGTAATTCAAGACTACAAAGATGTTTTACGTAGAGACTTTGACGTTGCTATAGTTGGCAAAAGTTTTAGCAAAGAAGATTATGAAGCAATCCTAATGTTGAGACACTCAGGCAAGACAATCATATGCGACTTGTGTGAGAGTATTTTTGAATTCCCATTCGTAATAGAAATCATTGAGATTTGTAATCTGGTTGTTTGTTGCTCTACAGAGCTAGAAAAACAAGTCAAACAATTTAATAAAAGAACACTTGTGATTGAAGACGCTATTGAGGTATAGAGTGATATTTTGAGCTTGAATCTATAGTGATTTTGTGATGATCTAGAAACTTCTGACAGAACTCACAAAACGTTAAAGAATCTTGACAATCAGAGGGTCGTTCTTGATAAGGTACTTTTACAGGACAGTATTTTTCATTAGTGAAAGAGAATCCTCTACCTTTATGTGGCCATAAGATAGGTCTGTTAATACGGATTTTAGGATGATGTGCACGTTTCATTTATGTTTTATATACTAGGGGACATCCCTTTACGAAAAACAAGAGGACATTGTTTGACGTATTGACAAGATGCTAGTTTCTTGCAGGTGTGTCCCCTAGTATTTTATATACTTGTAGCAAAAACTTCTACATTCATGACCACAAGATTCTACACAATCTTTGCAAACAGAGTTATCCCAGTTTTCTCTAAATTCTTTTGAGAACTTCTTGATCCACTCCTCTATAAACTCATCACCAGGGTCATGTCTTGTCTCTACTCCTCTCAACCACTTTGCATAATTTATAGCTTCAATTTGACACCGCTTGAATCGATCCTCACTATAATGACTCGTGGGTATCTCGTTCATGGTTCATGAATTCTCATTGGTGTCAAATAGGTGCAAGATCTCTAGGTCATTTAGATGGCTTAGAAACACAAACTCCTCAATTACCTTTGACGATTCAGGATCGTCAAGCAAACTAAGAAATTCTTGTTCTTCGTTAAATGACATATGGGTATGTTATGCAAAAGTTGTAAAAACCTTTGTTGTAGACTGCAGCATGCCCTGGATCCCAGGCAAACATATTTGTCCAAGAGGGTGTACCAGAGCCTCCTCTTGGGACAAGAGTACCAATAGTAGAGTCGTTTGAACCAAACCAAATTGTACCTGCAGTGTCTATTTTTATGAACCCAAATTGCATTAATTGACCAGCACCAATCACACCACCTATCACTTCATTGCATAACCAGACATTGTTTTGAGGTCTACAAGATGCAGGCAATTGTGTTGTAGTAACCATTGAGCCAGAATATGAGTTCTTTGCAAACTGAGGGAAAACAAGTGTTATAAGTGAGAATCCAGAATGCACAACTACTTTATATCTCAATGTGAATGTTTCATCAACAGGATTTGCAGGATTTGCATTGTCAGCAAATTGCCATGAACCAGCATACTGTCCAAAGTGAACTGTTAATGAACCCTGCTCTACTGAACCTGTTGCAGTAACAAGTGTTGAAGAAGTAGATTCTAAAGTAGATGTTCTAGTTGCTAAAGCTGTACCTGAATAACCTGATCCACAACCAGAATTAGTCTCTAACGTATTTAATCTAGAATCTTGTGTATTATTTGTAGAAAGTGCTGTAGATGCTTGCCCTTGTAATGTAGAAATGTTACTGTTTTGAGTAGAATCTGTAGATTCTGTTGTGTTCATTCTCCCTTGCAAGTTAGATATGTTACCCTGTGCGGTAGACATTTGCCCTTGTAAGGTAGAAATGTTGCTGTTTTGAGTTGTGTTTGTGCTTTCTGCAGTGTTCATTCTCCCTTGAAGGTTAGTAATGTTAGACTCTGCAGTCCCCATTCTACCTTCAAGAGAAGAAGCTCTACCAGTTAAACTATTAATAGAATTTGTGTGACCATTTAGTGTTGTGTCTTGAGTGTTATTCACACCCTCTGTTGCAGACACTCGACCAGTCAATGTAGACAAGTCACCATTTGTTGTTGATAGACCAGATGTCAAACTCCCTATGTTAGAATCTTGAGTATTATTAGTGCTCTCTGCAGTACTCATTCTTGACTGCAAATTACCAATGTTACCATCTTGTGTATTGTTTGTAGCAAGTGCTGTTGCTGCTGCAGTCTGTAGAGTAGATACTTGACCATCAATTGTAGACAAGTGAGAATCATGTGTTGCTATATCACTAGTGTTAGTGCCCACTTGAGACTGTAGAGAACTAATTGCAGTACCATGAGACCCAAGTGTACCATTTATTGTTGAGACAGAAGAGTTTAAACTGTTAATAGATGTTGTATTAGACTGGATATTGCTTTGAGCAGTATCCATTTCACCATCAAGCGTTGTGATACTTGTTTTGTTATCCTGAGTGATTTTGTCTAACCAACGAACCCAATATGACTGTGTTCTCATTAACCAGTTAAACCATCTTCTTGGTGTTCTCTCATAGTACTTGACACCTTCAATAGTTGGAGGCGAAGGTAGAATTGGATCATCACTTGAATCGACACCAGAACCAGAATGTAGAGCATCTGGTTGTTCAACGTTTGGCTGACCTGATGTTGCATCTGTGATATCCTGTAATGCCCAATCAGGGTATTGCACGGGTCTTGTAGGAGCCATATTACCTCCAGTTAAATATCTATAAAAGTGTAGATTTCACTCAAGATACCACCAATGTGATCGTCAATTAAGTACTCAGAAAATCCTGCTCCAACAAATGTTGGTTCACCATATTCTTCCCACAAGAATGGGTCAGGAGTAGTTGCTGCTATAGTTACTTTAACACCTGCAGGACATGCTCTTTGGATGATCCTAGCCATTTCAAGAGTAATAGGGACAGAACCGTCTGTGAAAATGTAGCAGAAACCATTGCCTTCAATGATTAGATCTGTTGTAGATGTAAATTCTTGTAGAGCTTTAGACACATACAAAATACCACCAATCAAATTACCATCTTCATCAACTTCTTCTACATTGCCTTGACATCTATTTATGGTTATTCTCTCTATGATTTTTTGTCTATAAGTTATGTCTGTTGCATTCTCTACTCTTGACTCTCCTACAAGAAGACCAATGCGATCTAGTGATTCACCTACTGCGTTTAGCAAGTAAGTACCTGTTAAGTAAGTAAAACAAATAGCTTCTAGTTCTTGTAGTCTATTGACGTTTGAAGCTACAAGAGCATTGACTCTAGTTGATTGATGAAACTGCTCGAACAATTGAGTTTGAGCAAGTTCTGTATGATTAAGTATTTGATCCATTAGATCACACTCACATGTATACGTGATAAATCAAACTTGCATATCTGTGTTGGTTGAATTGTAATATCTGTGCCGACTGCTTGATACACAGGGCTTGTTGTCAAGTCATTAGTTACAGCAAACTGTAGAGCAACAGAAGCAATACCAGAAACAGAGTAAATTGGTAGCATAAACTTTTGGTTGATCAAGTCTTGACCCATTATCATTGTTTGACCATACGTGTTTATAGCAACACCAACAAGATACGCACCATTGAATGGGAATCTCTCTTCTGTGCTTCTTGTAATTGACAACAAAATATGTGTGTATTTAGTAATCGGTTTTGAGAAGTAAATTCTATGCAAAAATCCTTGAGTATCTTGAACGTTATACCCAAGAGAATTATTAGCATTACCATACGTAGAAATGCCTGCTGGTTTAAGTTGCCATATTTTGTTAGCAACAGTCTGATCAAATATTGTGGGACAGTCTACTACAAGCTCAATAGAGTGTGGTGGTCGACCCCAAGCATCTACATCTGAATCTACATTTTCATAAGAAGAGACAGACTTAACATATGCTACTTCTTGTAGAATTCTAGATCTCATAGCATCTATTGTAGAACTTGCTTGAACAGTTTTGTTTGTTTGGTGTCTTGATCTCAACTCATCATCTGTTTCTACGTTTCTCCCAGGTGTCCCTTCTTTCAAATTCAAGACAGCAGAGACACCAGAAACAGAAGTTACTGGTACTGAGACAGATAACGCAGGTACAAGAATTGGTCCCAACTCTGTACAAGCAAAAACTACTGATATACCTAACAATGAAAAAGAAACATATGCTGAGACTGTTACAGCAAAACCATTCTCAAAGTCTACACTTGTCAATCTAAAAGTGCCATCTAAATTGTCACTTGCATACATTAAAGACTGACCAGCATTAATAGATGCACAAAGAGCAGTCGCAATAGTGATTATTGTGTCTGCAGTAATAGCAACGTAATTATACCCAGTGCCATTGATATTTATTGTATATGTAGAGCCAATGTGAACTTCATCTATAGAAATTTGAGAATCAAGAACAGAATCATAATTAACTGTGACTGGTGTAGTAGAACTCATCACGAATTGGTTGTTTGTTTCTGGATCTGTGACAGCAAACCCAACAGGGATTACAGTGTTATAGTCAGCATAAATTGCACAAGTTACAAGCGACTTAGTTGCTGCTAATCTTTGTAGACCTATTAGAGAAACAACGTTGTCAAGAGAGACACCCTCTGCTTGTAATGAGTTGTTCAAATACAAGTCATGAAGCAACTCCCAAAGTGCTGCTTCTCTAGTTGAGAACACACCATTTAATTGACCAAACACAGATTGAGGGCTCTGGTCTATGTTACCAAAAGCAGCAGACAAGTCAGCAAAGATTTCGTCTGAGATTGTTGGCTGTCTTTTAGTAGTGAAACCTTCTGGCGTTAAACCATAAGTGATGTCTGCCATTATGTTAACCTCATATTGTTTACAGGGACAACACCGAATGTTGAATCACAAGTAAAAGTAATTGCTGCAGTTCTTGCTTTAGCATCATAAATCAAATCAAAACTAAGTAGAGAATTGACACCAGGTGTTGACAAGATCTCTGCTTTTAGTAGTGACTCAACCTTACCTAAATCAGGATTTTTAACCATGATGTCTTCAAAATATCTAACACCAATAGACGTGTTAAGATCCCACTCACCGTAGAATGTCCTTAACCTAATTAGTAAACTTTGTACAAGTGCATCTACATCTGTTAGCAACTCAAGATCATGGCCATTATAGCTTAAATCGTTTGTAGTTGGATCAAGTTTGATATCTATCATGCTATGTGACCTGTACCATTATTAGATTGATTCAATGTTTGTTGTGGCTTAACGACTGCACCCACAACAGGATAAGCACCAGCAATAAGAGACCCACCATTAGTCCCAACTCCACCTGCGTATGTCTCAACAATTCCAAGAGGGTCTGCAACTGAGACATTCTTAATCTCCATGTTAGAGATTAGATGATCTATAGTCTCCTCTACAATTGCTTTAACAAGTTCTGAGATTGTGTTTTTATTACCATCAAGATAGTTATCTGTGAAGTTAAATACTTTTCTAGTCTCAGTAGTCCCATCTGGTTTGTTAAATGTCATAGACAAACCAGAAATTCTGTTCTTAATATTGTCGTATAGAGTTGTCTTGTTTAGGCTCATGGTATTTTTACTATTTCACCAGGCAGTGAAGTGCCTATGTAGTGTGGTCCAAGTAAAGGACAAGTAGGGAAATCATTGCAAAACGCTATAGGATGGTTACCTAACTCTATTTTACCAGTTGTGCCAGGTTTAATTGAAATAGTATTTGTTGCATCATTAATCTCTATCTTGCTACCACCTTTTGTCTCTATTACTATGTTGCCATCATGTTGGATTTGAAAATCTGTGTTGTTTGTAGCAAGTTTGCCCTTACCAAAAGCGTATAAACCAGGGATTGCAATACAGTCATTGAGATCATGTTTTCTTGCAGAGCTAGGGCTTACTTCATTACCAGATCCTGATAACCATTCATCTAAACAACGCTCTGCAAATACAAGTAGAACAGTGTCATCTTTGTTGATAGGATATGTTATTGCTGCTTTTTTAGTTCTCGGAAACATTACTGGCACTTTAAATATTTGTGCCACAGAAAACGTGACACCATCTTTGTTAGTCATCTTGACTAAAGGTTTTACTGTTGCTGTACAGTTAGTAACATCAAAGTCTACAATTTTACCAGGGATTGATGTATGAACTTGGTTCATGACACCATTTATGATTGTCTTACAGACATCATTAAATGTTAAGTACTTTGAGCCATCAGTATTGATTTCGTCCATTAGCCCTCACTGCAAGCAATCTACTGTTGTTGTCCACTCATTGCCCCAAGTATCACCAGAATGCTGTATAGTGTTTACTATAAACTGAGCTTTCTTATCAGGACTTGTTAGTGAATCAATCTGTACTCTATTATGTGGTTCAAGATATGGTCTAAGCAAACATTTTACTTGCCACCCTTGTTTTTTTGTTTTTTGTGGATCTGTTGGATCTGCATCTTCTATCATTACTGGTGAATCAAGCATACCTGTTTCAGAAGAGATTACATCTACTGGTAGTGAGTCACCTTTATTTTTTAGTGTGAACTTGATTGCATTGTTTTGAATAGAGAACTCTAGATTCAAATCCTTACATATTTTGTCTATAGCAACAATGCCTTGACCAGAGAATGAGTATCCCTTTGAGTACATAATATCAACTACAGATTTTATGTCACTTGCACCCTTGTCTATTTTCATTTTGTCTACAATTGAGTTCAAACATTTTTTAGCTGAAGTACCAGGGCTAAATCCAAATGTTTGTGGTGTCCCATTTATTATGTCGTAACCATCTAGACACTCAAGAGTAGTAATCACATCTGGTGGCTTCTTACTATGCCATGCTCTAATGATTGACCCTTTAAATATTTCTTTCTCTTCGTCTTTATATCCTGCTCTAAGAATTACAAGACCTTTAATTGGTTGAACAAAATCTCTAGAATCTTTTGACAAGTTGTAGACTTCAATTTTAGCAGTGTTGGGAGTGAGATTAGTAGATTTTGTTTTTTTGATGTCAAACGTGATTCTGAGACCAGCAATAGAAAGTGCTTCTGTAGCTTGTTTAGCACCAATTAAAAGAGAAGCACTTCTGTCAAATAATAGCATTTGATATTTCTATAACTTTGGGTACATAGATTATAGCAACTCTTGCACCTAAGTCTGTTTCTTCTATTCTTGTGTAAGATCCTTTTTCATCAACAGGTAGAAGGTAACCAAAAGGTAGTTGAGATCTTGAGTACATGTTTATGATTTCACTGTTGATTGAGATCTTGACACCTGTTAGAATTGGTTCATCATTATCATTAAAGATGTTTGTAGTCCAGTATTGACCGCGTTCTGACCATTGAAACTCAAATTGATATAGAGTGTTATCAAGAATAGTAGACTCTTTAAACCAAGGATATGATTGGAATGGGATTACAACAGCATTAGTGAGTTCTTGAGTAGTAGTAACTACTTGTTCTGTTAAATAAGGGATTGCTGGTCTTGGCAGCATCTCTCCCTTGTATTTTAATGCACCATATTTTGAAAACGCACCGTATGGCATTTGTTCTCCTAAAACATTATAAGACTAGGTAAGTAATTAAATACAATCCCTTGATTACCACCATTATCTACAGAATTTCTAGCAAAAAACCTTGGTATCACAGGAGAAGTCGCACAAGCATCTATATCTTTGAAAGAAACATTGTTTACAGATGAATACCAAGGCATAAAAAATGTGTGTTTTGTACCTGATGTTTTAGTGTAAAAAATAGAACCATCAAAACTACCAATTGACTGTATTGTTGTCGAACCACCAGTTGTTGGTAATTTTACACTTGAACTACAAGTTAGTTTATAAACAGTTGAAGCACCTGAGTTAAGAGACCAGTCTTTCAAACCTGAACCACTAAACTCAAGATAAGTAAAATATTGTCTAGGTATGAACTGTGTAGAACTACCTTTGTACTTTACTGTTCCGTTAGCACTTATGCTATATGTTGTATAAGAAGTAGATGAACCATATATCTCTAAAATAGCATCATCCAAAACAGAAACGCTACCACCACTTGAAAAATTCAAGTTGTAACATCTTGCTGTGTCTGTTGGATAAATACTAACAGTAAAAACTCCAACATTTACATTGTCGTTTTGCCCTGGGACTACACCACCATTCCATGTTGATGTTAATTTCCATTCACCGCTTTGCCTTGCTGCTATGTTAGCCATTTTAGAAACCCATTATGTAAGAAACTACATCCCACTTGTTGTCTGTAGAATTATATACAAATCCCAAATAGTCTGTTTTGCTGCTACCAGAAGTTGTAGTAACAAATGGTAAAGAAGTAGATGCTCTAAAAACTGAATCATAAGTAATAGTTTGTTGACTAGCAGAATAAATTCTTATGATTAATTTTCTTCCATCTGTAGGTGAACCAACAGGAGCATTAATTGTCAAACTAGAAGTTAATGCTGTAAGATTGTATTGTGAGTATGCTGATGAATTAATTGTTAAACTAGAACAAGTACCTGTAGATCCTGATGTACTTGAAGAACTAGGTCCAGTAACACCCTGAATACCAGTTGCTCCTGCAGGTCCACCAGAAGGTCCTGTTATTCCAAGGCCAGTATAACCTTGAGAACCAGTCTGTCCCTGTATACCCTGAATACCTTGTAATCCAGTCAATCCTCTAGCACCAGTTTGACCATCAACACCTGTTCTACCTATAAGACCAGTAACTCCCTGTATACCAGCTCCAGTCTGTCCTGTCAAACCTATTATGCCAGTCGCTCCTTGACTACCTTGTAGACCAGTAGCTCCCTGATTACCCTGTGCTCCTTGTGATCCCTGAACACCAGTCGCTCCTTGTGTCCCTTGAACACCTGTTCTACCTTGAACACCAGTTTGTCCTTGAGAACCTACTGTCCCTTGAACTCCTGTTTGTCCCTGTATACCTTGTACGCCAAGTCCAGTCAATCCTTGTGAACCAACAGTACCTTGAACTCCTGTATATCCAGTAGGTCCTACATTACCCTGAATACCCTGAACACCAGTAGAACCCTGAGAACCAGTTGTCCCTTGAGTCCCTTGCGTACCCTGTAGACCGGTATTCCCTTGAACCCCAGTTACACCTTGGTTACCTTGAGACCCCTGTACTCCTGTGCTCCCTTGAACTCCCTGAATACCTTGTGTGCCTGTTGTACCCTGTACTCCCTGGTTGCCTTGAACTCCTTGAGGTCCCTGAACTCCTACACCTGTCTGGCCAAGAGAACCTTGTATACCTGTTGCACCTCTTACACCAGTTTGTCCAACTTCACCTTGTGGTCCCTGAAATCCTAAAGCACCTGTAGAACCTTGAACTCCTACACCAGTCGCTCCTTGAACACCACCTACACCAGTTTGACCTTCAAGACCAGTTATGCCTTGTATACCTTGAGAACCAGTTACTCCTTGAATACCTTGTGTACCTGTTGATCCTTGAACACCTGTTTCACCTACAGGACCTCCTGAAGGACCAGTAGAACCAGCTACACCTGTCTGACCATCAACTCCTCTTATACCAGTTTCACCTTGAGGACCACCATAAGCTCCTGTAGGACCAACAAGACCTGTTTGACCTTGTTCTCCAACACCAGTAGAACCTTGTAGACCTGTTTCACCTCTAAGACCTTGGATACCAGTTAAACCTTGGTTGCCATCGAGACCCTGAATACCTTGTGTCCCTTGAACACCAGTTGCTCCTTGTGTGCCTAAACCAGTTGTGCCCTGAATACCAGCACCTGTTTGTCCTATAGGACCTTCAAGACCAGTTGCTCCTTGGTCACCTTGTGTGCCTTGGTTACCTTGGTTGCCTTGAGTACCTTGAACTCCTTGAATACCAGTTGTGCCCTGTATGCCTTGAGAACCTGCTTGACCTTGTAGACCAGTTAAGCCTTGAAGACCTTGAATACCTGTAGAACCAACAAAGCCTGTAACTCCTTGGAGGCCAGTCTCACCTAGTCCTTGTATACCAGTTTGTCCTTCTAGACCTGTTTGACCTTGTGCACCAGTGTAACCAACACCTTGAATACCTGTAGAACCTCTTAAACCAGTTTGACCTTGTAGTCCAAAACCAGTTTGTCCTTGAACACCAGTAGAACCTTGTGCACCTTGTACACCTGTTTGTCCATTTGAACCTGCAAGACCTGTTGTTCCTTGTGCACCTCCATTAATCCAACATCTTAAAACAGTGTCATCTGGCAAATACCCTTGTTGAGTAACACCAAGAACATCCCACTCATATCCATCACCATTTGAGTTATGAATTCTTGTGCTAAGTTGTAAAGTTCTTGAACCAACACCATCAGAATATGTTTGAAGTTGAATTACGCTACCAACAAGATCTAGTGCTTGAAAAATAGGACCAGCATCTTGGGCGTATGTAGAAGTCGGTAAACTAAAGTAAGAGTTACTAAACCAAACACCTTTTATGTAATTGTTTGAGTCAAGTTTGAAAGAAACATATTTGCTATCTGGTTTAGCCCAAGTTCCACCGTATGCTATACCTTTAAACTTGAAGTACATACCAAGTGAACTACCATCAAGACCTGTTGCACCTTGAGGACCACCAAGAGGACCAGTCTCACCCTTCAAACCTGTAGCACCAATAAGACCTGTTGTCCCAAGACCTGTCACTCCTTGTAATCCTAATGTCCCTGTTGCTCCTGCTGGACCTATGAATCCTTGAATGCCTTGTAAACCAGTTTGACCTCGCAAGCCTGTTTGTCCAATAAGACCTGTTTGACCTATTGCTCCTGTCAGACCAATTGCTCCTGTCAGACCAATTATGCCTGTTGGACCTATAAGACCAGTTTCACCTTGGATCCCTGCACCAGTGTGTCCTCTTACTCCTGTTTGTCCCTCAGGTCCTTGTAAACCAGTGTCACCTTGAGGACCACCATAAGCTCCTGTGGGTCCTAGTAATCCTGTTGCTCCTATTTCACCATCAATGCCTCTTATACCAGTAGCACCTTGGACACCAGTGTCTCCCATAGAACCAGCACCAGTAGGGATGCCATCTATTGAAGCCCAAGGTATTGTAGATTGACTTGTAACTAAACCAGAAGCTAGAGACACAAATCCGTCTGAGACATCTCTGAACTTTACAGTGCCTGTGACATCAAGATTAGCATTTGGGTTTGTGTTACCTATTGCAACGAAACTACCATTTATGAAAATAGGTGAGTTACCAAGAACTCCTGAACCAGTAGTGAACTTGGCTACATAACCAGCAGAGCCTTCTGACTGTACAATAACTGGTACATCAGGTATGTTCTCCCAGAAAGGAGCAGTAAAGAAGTCTGACATTCTAGACCTAGTGATTACTTGATCTAGAATAGTGTCAATGAGAGAACGAAATAAAGTGTGTTCTCTTTCACCCCAAGGAGGGAGAATATCAACTGTGTTTAGAGTAAAGCCTCTATAAACTTCTGGTTCAATGGCCATGTGTTCACCTACTTAAATATTGATGAAAAAGATGCGCCTATCTTGTACAGAATGCTGGCGCCTTGTTGTTTTTGTAATGTACTTGCTGGTGAAGTAGTTTGATTTGCTCTAGATGCTTTAGGTTTACCAGTTTTAGATGTATAATTTGCTGCAACTTTTTCTGTAGATACTTGAGTTACTTCTTGAAGCTCTATAGTAAATCTAAGAACTTCTTGATTATCTTTGTTTCTAGGGATTGTAATACTCATCACAGCCATATTGTCATATGACTTAAGTCTTGTAACAACAGTAATTAGTTTTCTAGAATCTCTGATATCCATTAAATCTTGAAATACAGCGTCTGTGAATTTTTTAGTTGGTTGTAGACTGTATTTTAGTGTTCTTGCTATGAGAGCAGGATCTGGTAAAGGTAAAGGATAATTAGATACAATTGCTTCTATAGTTAAACGTTTTGGTTCGTTGAATATGTGATCTGTTATTGTAGCACCAGTTTCAACAGGGAATTGAGTGATTTTTGAATTAAACTGGTGAGATTCTTCTATAGAAGCATCAAGAGTTATAGTATCTATTTTAGCTAATTTGGGTTTCTTGACTAACAAGTTTACAACACCAAGACCAACTGTTAGTGTAGGTGATAAAACTTGTTTTAGTGTTACAGCCATGTGTTACCTAACTTGCAAAAACTGCTGCTCTCATATGAGTTTGAAACACTTCTTCAGCTGACTCTTTTGCTGCTTTCTTAATGTAGTCAATTTGACTTGAAGCAGTCCCAGGAGGCACTGTCACGTTTATGTTTGTGTTGTAACTCACTGTCTTATTACTTGATGTTGTTGCATTTGTTGTTGTTGAAGTACTAGGACCTGTCAAAGTTGCTGGTGCTACACTTGATGGTAATGAAGAAACTAAAGGTGCAACACTAGATTTCTTTGTGATCTCTGGGATTTTAATTTCTTTGAGTCCAAACATGAACCCAAATGTGTCCCATAAGAACTTCAAATTTGATATAACCTTTTCTATATCTTCAACAAGTGGTTTGAATGGAGAACCCTCTGCTTTAAGCGACTTGTAGAAATTCACTACAGCATTTGAGAACATGTCCCATATAGAACTTACAAATTCAATACCTTTTCTAAATGGCTCCCAAATAACTTCAAGTATTGGTTTTACTGCTTGATAGAAGAACTTAAACGTCTCTATTAAAGCAAGAAAGTAAGGCTCTATAAAAGTAAGTAAATCATCTAGATCTTTCTTGAACTTAACCCAAATCAAATTAAGAGTAGCAATTGCTATAATAACAAATGGTTGTAGAACACCCCATATTTTGTCAAATGCCCACTTGAATGCATCATAAATAAGAACTACAATGTCTTTAGCTACATTGTAAATATCCTTGAAGAACCCTTTTAGAAACACCCAAAGTTCTTTTACATCTTTCTTAAACTTGTCAGGTCCTTCACCAGCAAGCATACCAAAGACAGATTTTTTGCCTTTGAAGAACGAATAGACATCATCTATAGCAAGTAAAAAGAACATTACTACAGCTGCTGTACCCAACATTGCAAGTCTAGCTTTAGTGAACCAAGCAATGAGACCTGTAAAGAATCCTTTTAGTTTACCTGGTGTGCCTTTGAAGAGATCTATAATTGGCTTGAAAATAGAACCAAACTTGATTTTAGTAGTAAAGATAGATAGAAAACCAAGAACCCAACCACCAATTGTCTTGAAGAACTTAGAAAACATAGCACCAATCGTGCCAAAGAAACCTAGTTTCTTAGCTGCTGCTCCACCACCAGCGACACCAGCACCTGCTTCAGCAATAGTTAGACCTTCAAGTGCTCCTGTTTGTCTTACTATAGCTGTTGTTTCAGCGTTTCTTACTATTACTTCAGCTTCACCAGATACAGAGCGTTGTCTAGTAGCAACACCATTTTGTGCTACAGCTGCTGTATTTGCTTTTGTAAGTAGAGTTTTTTGTGCTTCTGCTTTAGCATATAGTGTGTTTAATGCAGCTTGTTTTGCAGTGTATACTGCTTCTTTCTTTTGAACTATAAGTTGAGCTTCACTCAACAGTGTTTGAGCAGCAACATATTCAGCATTTACTGCTAGTTGTGCTTCTGTAGCACCAACAGCTAACCACGTTTGTCTTGTTTGTTTAAGTTTAGCAGCTGCATTTACTTCTGCTGCTTTTGCTGCACCTAGTGTAGATAAAGTTTCTTTTGTTTGAGCTTCTGCTAGTAGAATTTCTGATGCAAGAGCTTGAGCATCTACAGATGCTTGTGTTTTTTTCATAGCCACATAAGTGACTATTTGAAAAATCACAGCACCAAATTTAGCAGCCAGTTCTACTAGTCCACCAATAAGAGTTATAACAGGACCAGTAGCAGCAAGCACTGCTGCTGTAAAAAACGCCATTGGTCCTTTTGTAGTTTTTACTTTGTCTGTTAATTTCTCTATAGTACCTGCAAGAGAATCTATGTAATCTTTTATTGGCACTATTCTTTGAATATAGTCACCAATTGCAATTCTTGCATCTTCTGTTGAGTTCTTTAGTTTACCCCAACTAGTTACTATGAGATCATTCATCTCTTCTGTGTAATTAGCATGCTTTAAAGCAAGACGATCAAGAGCATCATATAAGTTCTTTTGAGTAATAAGCTCTAGATTAGAAGCTTCTAACTTGTCAAATGCATTAGGTCCATATTTCTTTAATTCAGGTAGATTCTTGAGTTCATCTATTAGTGGTTTGCCACCAAGTGCTCTAATAGATTTTATGTCTATTTTTGCACCTGCTTGTAGTCTAGCAAAAGCACTCATTGCTTGATCTATTTTTTCAGGATCAAACAGAGTAACTTTACCTATAGTCTCTAGTTTACTTGCTATTTGATCTATAGGCATACCCATTTGAAGTAGTGTTTTTGAGTATGCCAACAAATCTTTATAGTCAAACAAGTTATTAGTAGACTTTTCTAATATTTTAAGTTGACTATTTAAAGCAGCAAGCGAAGATTCAGCACTTTCTGTTGCACCAGTTTGATCTCTAATTAGAGTTAGAAGATCTAACTGCATCTTTTGCATCTTACCAGACATTATCGTAGAATTAACACCAAGAGCAACAAGCGGTGTTGTTACGAGAAGAGTCATCTTCTCGCCAAACTTCTTTATACCAGTACCAACTTTTTCTAAACCCTCAAATGTTTCTTTTGTTTTACGATTAACGTCTTTAAGTTCTTGAGACAGTTTCCTCAGAGGACTTGAGTCTATTTGAAAACCTATCTTATGTACAAATTCAGATAGAAGCATTGCTATCTTCTTTCTCGTCTACGTTCATGACCATCCCATGGTTGTGCAACTTTGTAGACTAGTTCTCTTATGTCATCTAGTTTTTCATTTACTCTTTCAAATTGATCATCATTTCTTTCAAGTTGTTTAAGAATAGGTTCTACAATTAAGTTGCAACGTTCGTCATGAACTTCTTTAGTAAATTCTGTCTTTTCTGTATGCCCATTTGTAGATTTGCTATAGTAATTTTTTAAGAACCATCCTGCACCAACACCCATACCTGTGCTTATTGTTGCAAGTACTGTCGTAAGTTCTTGTGTCATTTTTTTACCTTCTCTAATTCAACTCTTTCTATTTGCGCTTTTATGTCTAAAATAGCTGTCATTCTAAGTGCATCATCGAAACTATAGTAAGTCTCTAACTCTTTTAGTGTTGCTAAACCTTCTATAACTAACCTGAATATCAAGAACTCATTTAGTAACTCTTCATCTACTCCGTCAAGTCCTGAAGTTTTCTTCTTCGCTTCTTGCCTATTGATGACAAGTCCGTACCGTTCGAATTCATCTGTGGTAGGTTTGACGCTACTGACGACTTCATCTGTTTCATTAGATTGCCAATAGCGTTTTTTCCGAAAAAACTGTTTGCATCTACTACCCATGCTACAACATTCAACAGATGAATGTATTCACCAGTGAAGAATTCATCGAACTTTATGGTATCTATTATTGAGTTGTCTCTTGATGTTTGTGCTAAAACGTCTACAATGAGCTGTATTGTTTTATCATCAAGATTAGAAAGAAGAGCTTTAAAGTCGCCATCAAAGACTGGCCCTATTTGTTTAGCCAATCTAGTCATGAGTTTTAAAGCGTCTCTAGCTGGGAATTGAGTAGTAGCATACTCTATCCCATCTATTGTCTCTGTGATTGTCTTGCAAGCCATCTGTCCTCCTACTAGCTTTGATTCTAGACCTTGGCTTATTACTGGCCCCAGTAACCATTGGTCAAGTTACTAGGATATGACGTAGACCTTTCTAGACACACATGAACAAATCTAGTCCAGTAGTGTTTGGTACTACTGGACTAGACTGTTGTTCTTTACAGGTGAGGAGTGTTTCCACCAACAAAGATAGACAAATCTGTAAGAAAGATTTTCCACTCTCTGTTAGTAGCCGACTTAGACTCTTCTACTTTTGCAATCCTCTTGATATATCCCATTGCTGAGAACACTGCTGTAGTCCCAAGCAAATCTGATGCACCAAAAGGTTGAACTCCAAGTCCTGTTTGTTCATCAACAAGTGCATAAGCAGTAAGCTTATCATTTGACGGTGACGTCTGAAGAAGAGTAAAAGTCGCAGTACCTGTCCTGTTGTTCGACTTAACTCTAGTTACTTCACCATCAGCACCAATCACTTCTGAGAACATATCCTCATTGCGTTCGATATCGACGAAAGTACCATCAGCGAATCCAGCAATTGGAGTGACCCCAAATGTCAGGATTATCTTTTTAGGATCAACTGTATAAAGCATCTCATCTCCCTTGTTTAAGTTTCGTAGTTTTCTTTGTCATCCTTATCTATGTTGATGACTTATTATGCTGTAGTCACAACACCATTGATTGTCACAGCATGAATAGCACCAGCAAGATAAAAAGTGAATGTTACAGAGTTAAGAACTCTATTGTTTCTGTCATTAGCACTTGTAGCACTAAACAGAGGCACGTTTACTTTGTAACCACCAATGATGTTACCATCAGAGTCATTCTGTAATGCAGTCATACCACCAGTAAAAATGCCCTTCTCACCTGACTTCTGTATTGCTGTTTTAACTGCAGCTATACCGTTGTCAGAGTATGGTGTCTTGAGAGCACCAGAAAGAACCTGAAACACATTAGCCTGAATGTCTGCTTTGATGTAGTCAATAAACACAATGATGTCTGCCCATTCACCCTCAGCAACGCAACCCTGCTCAATCATGTTAATGCCAGCAGTGTACAAGTTCACATTACAATTCTTTGCTTCAGCATTAGTTCTCTGTGTAGCAGAGAGATTATCTATTGAAGCACTTGCAATTGTCTTGAACTTGGCTGTCCAAGAACCCGGAGTCAACGGAAGAAGCTTGCCAATGAGAGCTGCATCATGAAACTCTTTATCAGCATTAGCAGAGTAAATCACCATTGTTCTTGCATAAGCAGCTGCTTGAGCAGCACTTGCTATTGAAGAAGTAGTAGTAAGTGCAAGATCAGCTGCATACGTAGTATCAATGACACCAGCATTAGCAGAAGCAATCACTGCAAACTTGCTATTTGCTTCTACCCAAACCATGAAAGCAAGCTGATTTGCTCTAGCAGTAGCATTGTTTGCTTTACCAGAAGGAGTAGCAGTGCAAGACATAGCATCAACAAGCAAAGCACCGTACCATTCGTTGCTCTCAAGAGCTGTCTTTGCCAGTGCTGTTGCAATTGACTCTGTGTATGTGAAACCAGCAGTTGCTGTAGGAGCAGCACCAATTGCTTGACTCAAATCAAAATCAAACACTGTAGCATAACCATCGTTGGGCACAACCATGATTGTCGTGCTTGTTGACAACGTTGTAGCAACAGCGTCGTCTGCTGCAAGTGTAGTCTCAAGAGCAGCAATCGTACCAGCCATATCTGATGACAAATTCGTAGTAATATCAACACCATTGAGATTAGTTATGATCTTGCCACCAGTCAACGTACCAGAGAACGTAAGCATAACAGGTGTTGCAAGATGCATTGCAATCGTACCTGTCTGACCAGCAATAGCTATGTCTTTCACAGAGATTGGCTTTGCAGTAGCACAGTGCAGGATAATCGCATCAAAGTCATTTGTGTAAGTAGAAGTGTCGTAAGTAGCAATCAAATCTGTGTTTGCTTCAATTGCAGTCACCAAGTCAGCAAGCGTACCTGCTTTAGTAGAATTGTACGCAACACTGATGGGCACATCATTGATTGTCATAGTCAACGTGCCAGCAGTATAAGTACCAGTAATCCAGATGTACTTATAAGTTGCAATTGCTGAGACAGCCACTTGATTTACACTGGGATTCTGAGCTGTAATTGCTTGAAGCATTTTGTACGTGTAATTACCAACACCACCACAGAGATCTTCTGCAACAGCTGACAAGTCGCTTGTGTCGTAGAAGTTGATTCTGTTAGTAGTGTTGCAATCAGGACTCAAGACGTTGATCACACTAAAACTTGGCTGTGTGATTGCTTGAGTGTTTCTCGAAATTGAAACGTTGACAATGTCATTCAGTGGCATGCTTGCCTCCTTTAAAGTGTTGAAACAGTAATGTTCTGCGTATGAGTGTCACCATTTTTCTCTGTACCAACTATATTCACAGTCTCTATTGTCTTTGTTGTTGTATCTGGTCCATAAGCATGATCGAAACTTGTCCTACAATTTATCACAGCTGTAGATTTCTCTATCCAATGATCTTGTTCTGTAAACGTAACATCTTTTGCTGTCTCCCAATCAATAACTATTAAATCATTCTTTGTAAATTCATCTAAAACATCTGATTGCCATAGTGTACTTAACAGTGCATCCAGTGAATTAGTTGAATCATCACCACCAATCCACATAATAGAAACAAGAAAGTCTTTTGTAAAATAGATAGTTCTCTTGCCATCGGCATCTGGTCCTGATTCTACAGGTGAACTACCTTGAATAGTATCTACTGCATCTATATGCAAAACAACATACGGTCTTACTGGTTGTGGTGCATTTTGATGACGCCATATTGTCGTAACACCAGATTTAGTAGAAGCCCAGTTGTAGAGTGTATCTTCAATTGCAATCCAATTTCTGCTCATTGATTTACCTTAGTTACTAACGCCCAGTAATTAGGTAAAACATTGTTTGTCCATCTCTTGACATGAGCAACTTCATACATCTCACCAAACAACTTTACTTTATCTGGATTAGTAGCCTTACCAATCTCTACAGTTCTCAAATGAAAATCTGTTATCAACACGTATGAGTCAACATTTCTTCTTGCTTCTTCAAGGATCTCTAAGTCTCTACCATCTGCTGGTTGAATAGTGCTATAGAAATTATAGTTTTTAGAAGATCCTTCTGTCCATCTACCATTTACAAACTCACCTGTCTCAAATCTAGTCACAGTGAGTTTTTGTCTTGGGATCATACTTTCTCAGCCGTCTTTTGTTTCTCAACTTCTTTCTTCTCTGTCCCATGTAAAACAAGATATGAAACAGAATTCTTCATACGCCCTGTATCAATTAATGGCTTTGAAGATCCCTTTGCTGCTATCGTGCTTGGAGCATTTGCTGGTGAATCAACATCGTTTATTGCTTTCTTGATAGAGTTCACCATAAACTCACCTATCAAAGAAAGACCTGAATTAACTGTTCTAGAACCATCAAGTATATCTGTGCTCAACTTCTTTGTTAAAGTAGATAATTTTCTTCTGTTATTAAAAAGAGCAGGTCTCATAAAAGGCCTAGGAGGTATAGTAACTTTATTACCACGACCTGCTTTTGTAGTGCCAAACTCTTGTGTAGCTGCTATCAAAGCCATATCAGCCATACTTTTGGGACCTTCACTACCAGAACCTTTACGAGTTGGCTTCCCTGGTTCTTTACCTTCTGGGAAGCCAACTTTTACATATGAGTTTTTCATCTGCTTGAGAATAGAATCTAAAGCATCTTGACCTTTATGATTCTCTGTAACAGAATAACTCAACACATCCTCGTTCTTGGCAAGAAGAAAGTAGACTTGATCATTTCGATCAGTTCCTGTCCCCACAGAGTAGTGACTAGATCTCCATAACGCTTTTGATCTACTTCACTAACTTTTGTGGAGACAGAAACTTGACCCTCTGTCTCTGATGTAATAAATCCAGCAGTTTGGCCTTTACCACCAGAGTTGTCTCTAGACTCACGTCTAACAATTATGTGCAGTGTCCTCAATGCTACAGCCATATCACGTCTTGTGAACGTAGTACCTTCTATAACATCATCACCAAAAGCCCCAGACATAGAACCAGCTAATGCTATCAACTGTTCTATGCCTGGGTATGATGATAATTCAGGTGCTCTAATGGCTATAACATCAAGTGCTGACATGTTGTTAGATGCCCTCTTTGATATTAACTGCCTTAGGATAGTAAGCAATAACAGAGCTTGTCCTGTAATGACAAGGGACTATGAACTCAAGTCCACGCTCCTGAACAGGCAGCTGCTCAAAAGGCTGAGGTATCTCGTACGTCAACACGTCAGGATTTCTCTCAAAAGCGATCAAGCAGTTAACTGGAGTAGATGTACCATCTGACGGTTTCTTTGTGATGTATGTCTTTGATAACTCATTGACAGCATAGAAAGAAACACCAGGATTGTTATCCTTCAAGAACTGAAGAATAGTTGTATCACTGATTGTCGAACGAGGAGTTCTAGCAAGAATAGCATACTCAGCAACAGGCATAAGCACAGTGTCGGCTTGATGAATGTTGAGAGTATTAACCATGACGCCAGTAATCGCATCATTCACATCATTGATAATCTGGTCTACAGTCAGAATCAACGCACCAGAAGAAAGCCAAGCACCGTTAAGTGCAGTCGTGTGCTGTACAGCTGAGTTGTAAATAAGACCAGTCAAACCTGCATAAGAAGCTGAACCGTCAGCGAACCAACCATACTTGTTGATTGTTCTCTCATAGACGTCTCTTGCAGCGTTTGCTTTTCTCTGTTCGAGAGGCACGTTACCAAACATTGCTTCACGAATCTCATCAAGAGTATACCCATAAGAAAGTCCAAAGGGCTGAACCATGTATGGGAACTCTTTACCAAACGTATCGACTCTCGGCAAATCCTGTGCATTATGAGCAATAGGAGCAGCCTCACCAACAGTGTCATACTGTCTGTAAGTGATTGTCTTTGCACCAGGACCAGCTTCAGTAGATACTGGCAAGAGAGTCTGTGCAAGAGTGGCAGGATACTTGACATCGTACGTTTTTGCTTTGACAAACTCTAACTGTCGAGCAAAGAAAGCAGCTTCACCAGCGTCAAAACGTCTAGAATTCAAGAAATACTGTTGATCAGCATGAATTTTAGCAATTGCACTGTCAGAGAAACCTACTACTTTGTCAAATGAGTCGTAGTTGTCAACACTTACCATCTTGCGAGCTTGGTAAGAATCCATAGCATTTCTGAAACCTGCTTCCCACTTAGTGAAAGCATCTGTGTGTCTTGTCTGAATTTTCTCTGGCATGTTCTTCTCTCCTTGTGTATTAGAAATTGAAACTTGTTGTCTACTTAAAATCTGTACAAGTTAGGAGCCCAGTTTATTAGGCTCCTAACACTTCAATCAAACTTAAGCAGCACCGGTTGCACCCTGTACTCCAGTTGTGCCCTGGATACCTGTACCAGTTACGCCCTGTACTCCAGTTGTACCAACAAGGCCAGTAACACCAGCAACACCAGTTGCTCCCTGTGCTCCTACTCCAGTCGCACCAGCAACACCAGTCGAACCAACAAGACCAGTAACACCTGTAGGATAAACCATTGGCAGGTTGAGATCAATAAGAGTGATACCAGCACCAGTTACAGCTCTCTTAAACACTGCACCAGGGACCAGAATAGCATTGGTTGAATCTGCTCTGAACTTACCAGCATCAGCGCCAGTGTAGACACAATAAACTGTGCCACCAACAGCGACTGTGCCATTTGTCTGTGCCCAAATCTGACCTTTTGTCATAACATTAGCAGATTCATACTGAGCATACTCAGAAGAATTAGCAGTATACGGATAAGCTTGCTCACCATGCTGTTGAGTTGTGACACCAAGGATTGAGTCACCCACGCTTGTAAGAAGTGTGCAACTCCTATTAGGAGAAGTGAATGCAGGAGTCACTGCACCCAGTTTGACTCCAAGACCAAAACCAATACCAGCTGCAAGTTCTACAGTGTACGATTCGATTGTTGAAGTCCTGATGTCCGCAATCATACCTGCAAAAGCAGCGTTTGGAGAGAGTTGATAAGCTGTCTGACTCATGAGAATCTCCTTTACTTGAAGTTAGTTAGTAGTTGTTCTATTGTAACGTTTGGTTCTCAATCATTGTTACTTGTTTTTGATCATTCCCTGTCGTGCTTCTTCGCTACCAAAAGTTTCTTTTGGTTGGTCGTCATTAGCAACTTGATGTCCAGCAGACAACATTTTGTTAATGTCAGAAGGTGTTGCTATTCTAGGGAGCTTTACAGCCATATCAAAACAAGCATTTACGTATTCGTCTGTTTTGTCATCAAGTTTGATGTCAGCAAACTTTGATGTGATAGCAGCAAGACGAATTTCTTTCTCTGTCATTGTGTCGAACTTATCTGCTTGTTCTGGGATAACTTTAGCAGCATTTACTTCAAGATCTCTACGTGATTTAATAGCCATTGCAATCTTTTCAGGTATAGAATCTACAACAGACTTAAGAGAATCACGTTCTGCTGTCAATACATCAATTGAATCTTTCTTGCTCTTTTCTTCTTCTTCTTTTGCTTTCTCTTTTGACATGAATTCGTCATTTGTTTTCTTCATGTCATCGAGTTCTTTGCACTTGTCATTATACTTCTTCTCCCAAGCATCACAATCTTTGCACTTTTCATCAGCAACGATATCTTTAGGCATGTCTTGACCTCCTTCAGAGTATTGAATTTGAATAGCGTCATTTCTCTCAAAGTTTAGTTTTGCACCGTGACCTGCTCTTGCCATGTCACAAATAGCTACATGATTATACTTTATGTTGCTCTGCTTGTGAGTAAAAGGTAATCCATTAAAAACACCAGGTTCTTCTACTAAGTCACAAGTATAGCCACATGAGAGTTCTCTCTTACCTAAATCAACATCATCTATAGCATCTATATTAGTTATCACAAGAGAAGTAAGCAAATCATGCTCGTCTTGCTTTACATTCTCACCAGTGTATCCTACTTGATACTCTTTTGCATTTTGTGAGTTTACAAGTCTTTCAGGTGGGTGCCCGTTAGTCATGGGTTTTAGTTTGAGAGACTCCATAGAATCTGGGTTGAACACTTCTTCAGGAGGTCTAAGCTCAAGTCTCTCTGAACCATTAGAATCCATGTACTTGAAAATACCTGCTCGAGTAACTACTGCTTCAGCCTTTACGTATCCTTCATCTGTCTTGAATGCTTTACCTTTTAGTGCTACTAAATCATAACGTAACACACCAAACATAGATTCTTCTTTTGAAGCATCTGTATAGAACTCCAACGACTTGTAGTCATGTTGCTTAAGCCACTTCTTTGCTTCTTCTACAGTAAACTTTTCTTTATCAAAACGAATCTCTTGCAACTCAGACTTGTCGTTTTTAGTGATCCCAAAGACAGCATCTATGCCAGTCCCAAAAGAATTGCTCTTGCGTCTAACTTTGTCATACTTAGTACGATCTTGTATAATAGCTGAATGCTGTTTCATAGCTTCTCTATTTCATCATAAGCTCTGTTTGCTTCTTTGATCAACTTAGAGTCTATCGTATGTCCTGTGAAACTAGTTCTATTTAGACAAAACTGCTTCACAAAATCTTTACGATCACTTGAGACATTGATCTCTTCTGTCTCAATCCTCACTACGTTCTCTTCTTTTCTTACACCACGAGGCATATACTTCTCCTCTTTCTACTAGCCGTTATTAAAACACCAGAAAACATTGTTGAAACAGTGTTTCACGTGTGAAACTTGATTTTGAGCCCTGTTTACCTATGGCTTGATGTGCTTCTATATGCTAGAGAAACACGCTTTCATTCTAGAGTATCTTGCATAGCAACTTAATAGAACGCTCTAGAATTCTACCATCTGTTGTAGTAATCTTGTTGTTTAGAATATATTGAGTACCATGTGTGCCGCCTTGAACCCAAATTTTTGTCCAATACGTTCCGAACGTATCTGAGACTTTTACTAAATCTACTGGTGTGACTGTCCAAGAACTTGCAGTGATTGTGTCACCTTGTAGAGGTCCTGACTCTGTTTGTGGATTGCCCCAAACAAATGCATAGTCTACAAGTTCATCATCATCCTTTAAGAACATATTGTCTTCGTACATTTTTTAGTCCTTAGAAAGGGAAAGCAAGAACATGAAACAAATTGTTTAGAACAGGTGAAGGAACTAAAGTTGTGAACTTGTAGTAGACACCAGGGTTTACTTTACTCGTACCAGTTTTTGCATATCCATCTGGTGAATAAACAGTCTCATCTATAGAAAGATTGTCATAAGTATCTGAACCAGTTTTATCATATGCTGCTGCTGTTGCTACATAACCATTTGATAAAGCATATGTAGAGAATGTAGGATCGATTACTGCATTTGCATTATAGTTACCAAACGTAGGATTAGAAGTAAAATCGTTTGCACCTCTTGCCCAGTAAGTCTCTCCGTTGTTATAGTACCCGCAATAATTTGCTGTTTGATGTCCTAGATCGTCATTGTTTAGTAATTGAGTGTTAGAATCAAAAATGCAGTTTGTAGCAACTATAGTTGTTGTATGTGAACCACCGTATTCTCTGTTGTAGAATACTTTTGAGTAGCCCTTAAAGACGCAGTTGAAAAAATTCAAAGTTAAAATTTTGCTATCTGTTCTATGTATTGCATATGTTGTTGAATTTAAAGAATAATCAAAAACACAATTATAAAATTTTGCTAGAACAGCATCTGCAAGATAAAATGTTACAGATGTTTGCCAGTTTGAAAGCTTTGATGTAGAACTTAGACTTCTACAATCAAAAAGTTGAACACCATATCCACCAGAACACTTTATTTTTATGTTGTAGTACTCACTACCAGCACCACCTGTAAGACCAACAACACATGGATAGTTTGATGTAGAAGAATCTTGAATATATATGTTTTGAAATGAAGAAACAGCTGCTGCGCTTATTAATCTTGAAGTACCTGATAAAGTATTAGTATTGTCAAATTGAATGTTCTTAAAATGTTGTAATGGTCCTGTGTAAGCTTCAACATGATAAAAGACATATACACTTGAATAGTCGCAGTTTTTAAAAGTAATAAGTTCTAATGTATGAGAAAAAGTTGAATTAGATGCTCTACCTATTCTTACAAATTCTTTATTATCTGCGTATCTTATTTCCCAGTTCTTAAAGTTTGTAGAACAGTTAACTAATCCTGCTTGATATCCTTCAGCTAAAGAATATAAAGAAACAATAGAGCAGCCAGATTTTACTGGTGTGCCAGTAGAACCTGCTATTGCTTCTCCTATTGTGTCATCATTCTTGTCTGTTAAATAAACTTTGTTTGTTGTTGTAGAATTTGTAGTGTTTAAAACTGTACCAGTAGAAGAACCAAGATATGCAAATGAATAGTCACCAGCTCTCTTTATGATAATAGGACCAGAAGTACAATCAAATGTCAATGTATACCCATTACAGTTAATATCATACGGCATCCAGTATGTACCAGCTGTAAGAGTCTTATTAGAAGTAAAATCTGTAAGAGTTGTTACTGCCATATTATGCCAATGCGCTAAAGACTGGTGCAAGTCCTAGTCTTTGTGTTGTTGCTGTTTCTGTAGTACCAGTATGAGACTGAGTTGCTAAATCAAGATTCAACATACCATTAGTATCAGCACCTGTAGCAATATCTTGTGTAGTATACCAGCCATCACCAGGGCCGTAAGTAGTCCAGTTAGTATTCAATGTGCCATTTGGGAAGTTACCCCAAGATGGTGCTGAGATAGAAGTATCGTAAGAACCTCTAGTCCAGTTTGATTCAGATGTGTTATTGTAGTAACCATTGTTCTTGACACCAATAACTGTGCCTATATAAGCATTACCAACTATTTTTGCATTTGAGTCAAAAATGCAGTTTCTCATTGCAGTAATTTGAGACAACGTTGTTGTAGAGTTATCTGCTTGAATTGCTGCTGTAGTAAGACCCTTAAAAATACAATTGAAGAATCTAAAAAACACAGTACCAGCAGTTGTATCTCTATCAAGACCTATTGCACCATTGTCAAACACACAGTTTCTAAATATTGCAGTGTAAGGTCCGCCACCACCAGGTGAGTCTTGAAATCTAAATCTACAATGTCTCATCTCAAATTGTAGTCTTGTGTTGTACTGTTGTGCACCGTAACCAGTACCTGTATTGTTTATGTTCCAGTAAGTGTAGACTCTTGTGCCAGCAGAATTATAATAATGGTTGAATTGAATTAATGGTGTAGAAGTTTCTGCTGCTTGAACATAGACATAGTCACAAGCGAATTTGTTACCTATATTTGTTGAAGAAGCACCAATAAGTTTTGCAGTACCTGTTATTGAATTTGTGTTGTCTAGTTGCAAGTAACTATATGTTGCTTGAACATTAGAATCAGCTGTGATGTATAGAATAGAAACAGAAGAATAAGTGCAGTTCTTCCAAGTAATGTTTTGAAACGTTTTTGTAGAGTTAGCTGTGATGAAATTCTTATTGTCTACCCATCTTATCTCCCAGTACTTGAAAGTAACTATACTTGTGATTGCTGTAGCATTGTTCCAGCTACCACCAGATACTGCAGGAGAACCAGAAGAGCCAGAAATAGTTTCACCTATAGTATTGTCATCTTTTACTGTAAAATAGACTTTGTGAGTTGAGTCTGAGTTTATAGTATCTACTGCACCAGCACTTGTCCAATAAACATCACCATTTCTTTTAATGATAATGTCACCAGAAGCACAATTAAAAGTAAGTTTGTACCCACCTGCACTATGGTTAGCGTCCATGTAATATGTGCCCGCTGTGTAGGTAGTATCTGCTGTCAAGTCTGAAATTGTTGTGTATGCCATTAGTACTTAAATCCTGTGCCTGCCATGCCTAGATAGTTGCCATTGAAATAGAACCCAATTACGTCTGTTGAACTTGTAGCACCAGATAGAGTTGGTGAAGTAGCAGCAGACCATTGGACACCAGTGATACCTTGTACAGAACCGTTTACTGTGTATGTTAGTACAAGAGTAGAATTAGCACCTGTGACACCGTTTGAGAAACCTAGAGTGCAACCAGTTGCTCCTAATGCAATAGATGCTACTTGTTTTAAACCATTTGACCAATTGACTATAAACGCACCAGTTGCTCCTATAGAACCTGCATTATATTGTGCTGGTACAAAAACTCCTGTGTTACCTTGAACTCCTGTCCCTCCAATTAACCCTGTCAATCCCTGAAGTCCTGTTGCACCTTGTGCACCAGTCTCACCTTGTAGACCTGTCAATCCTTGTAATCCAGTTTCACCTTGTAGACCTGTAGATCCTACAAGACCAGTGTCTCCTTGAAGTCCAGTAACTCCTAGACCTTGAGCACCTGTTTGACCTTGTAATCCAGTGTTGCCTTGGATTTCCTGCAAGCATATGTCCCAAGATGTAGTTGATTCTCTATAGACATATCTAGTTCCAAGATGATTGGTATAGAATTCACCATCAACTGGACTAATAGGAAAAGGCATGATTACTCCCTGTTAGCAATTACCAGCAAAAAATTCTAATTTCACCCCTGCCACCATTACCACCTGCACCAGAAGTTGCTGAAGTAGAATAAGTTGCTGCACCACCTCCACCGCCTCCACCAGATGGTGCTCCACCGTTTCCACCTGCTGCTCCATTCAATGGTGCATTAGTTGAGTTAATTCCAGCACCTCCACCGCCTCCACCAGTACCTCCGCATAAAATCAAGTCAGATGCTGCACCATTACCTCCTGCACTAGGTGATCCTCCGCTTGCTCCAGCTTCTCCACCACCTCCAACAGGAGTAATTGTAGAAGAAAGTGTTTTTCCACCTTGACCTACAGCACTTGTGGTATTATTAGTTGATGTTGCTCCTCCACCCCCACCTCCACCAGCACCTGCATAAAAAGAAGCTCCACCAGCCATACCATTTTGATTGCCCCCACCTGCTCCACCACAAATTGAATCATAATGTACACCACTACCATCACCCAATGCACCATTTGGACTAGCACCAGAGAAAAAAGAAACACCTCCAGTAGGTGAGAATGGACCATAGCCTCCTTGTCCAACAGTATTTCCAGATGCTACTGAACCTCCACCTCCAGCTCCTATTTGAACAACTGCAGAAACTTTTCCTCCCATACCACCACCACCTCCAAAAGCAGCTACTTTTGGAGAAGTCAAACTACCAAACCAAGTTGCACTACCATCAACTCCTGTTGCTCCCTGTGTTGCAGTAGTTCCTGATACGCTTGAACCTCCTGCTCCTCCTGCTCCTATCATATAGTATTCTGTAGCACCTAACAGTTCTGCAGGTATTGTTTTGAAAATATGAGCTCCACCACCACCACCTGCTCCACCTTTTCTGTGTTGAGCCTGTGCATTTAGTCCACCTGAACCGCCTCCACCACCACCAGCAAAACAATGTATTTCAACTATGTTACAAACTGGTTTTGTCCAAGTGCCTGTTTCACCACAAGTACCTGTAAAACAAAATGATGTGTAACCAGCAGCACCTGCTGTTCCTGCTCCTGTTACTCCTTGTATCCCAGTTACTCCTTGTGGTGCTCCAGCAGGACCTGTAACACCATCTAATCCTCTTACTCCTGTTTCACCTTGTGGTGCTCCAGCAGGACCAGTTGGTCCATAGGGACCAGTAATACCAAGTCCTGTATCTCCTTGAAAACCTGTAGCACCTTTTACTCCAGTTGAACCTTGAGGTCCTTGTTCACCTGCTCCAGTTGCACCAGCAATACCCGTCCATCCTCTCAAACCTTCTAAACCAGTTGCACCTTGGTCACCTAAATAATCAAATGAAATCCTACACCAAGAACCCTCAGGTGTCTGATTTCTATCAAATCCTGTTATATTATACTGAAAAGCTGAAGAACCTAAAGAAGTTATTCTGCATCCAAAACCACCAATCCATTCTTGCCCTTGATAAAACCCATTGTCAAACACTCCAGTAAATACTATTCTTGAACCTTCTCTTAAAACGCTCCAAGTTCTAACAGCCATGTCTACTTTTTTGCTGTTAACATCAGGTAAAGAATATAAAGTACCAGAAAATTCTATAGCTTGTAGAGTAGAATCAAGTCCAATAGGTAGTGAAGCAACTTTTACTAATGCATGACCAGTGTCTGCATGATTTCCATCTCCAAATGGGTCTGTTGTATAGTTTACTATTGCATAAATATCTGGTGTGAACAATCCTGTAGAACCTTGTACTCCTGTTTGACCTTCAAGTCCAGTTGCTCCAACGAGTCCTGTTGTACCTTGAACTCCTAATCCTGTTTGACCTTGAATACCTGTAACTCCTGGTGCACCTTCAAGTCCTGTTGCTCCAGTAGCAGGTCCAGTAACGCCTTGTAATCCTAGACCTGTTTGCCCTTGTAAACCTGTTTCTCCCTGAACACCTTCTCCTTGTACACCTGTCTGTCCTACAAGACCTGTTACTCCTTGTAACCCTGTTTGTCCTTGTAATCCTGTTTGACCTACAAGACCCGTTATGCCTTGTTCTCCTACTCCAGTTTGACCTTGTAGACCTGTTTCTCCTTGAACACCTTCAAGTCCTGTAGCTCCAGTTGCAGGTCCTGTTACTCCTTGAATACCAGTGTCACCTTGCACACCTGTTTGTCCTACAAGACCTGTTTCTCCTTGGACTCCTGTATGTCCTATAAGTCCAGTTAAGCCTTGAACTCCTGTTTGACCTACAAGACCCGTTATGCCTTGTTCTCCTACTCCTGTTTGTCCTATAAGTCCTGTTAAGCCTTGAACTCCTGTTTGACCTTGGATTCCAGTTGCTCCAACAATACCAGTTTCACCTTGTGATCCTACTCCTGTTTGACCTTCTATACCTGTTTGACCTTCTAAACCAGTAATACCTTGCTGTCCTACTCCAGTTTGTCCCTGAATGCCAGTCTGTCCTTGTAGACCTGTTGTACCTACAAGTCCTGTAACACCTTGGTCTCCTACACCTGTTTGTCCTAAAAGTCCAGTTGAACCTTGAACTCCAGTTGCTCCTACTAATGATCCTGCTGAAATTTGGATCCAATGAAGACCTGTAGAACCCATATAAAGTGCTTCATTAGTTTCATTCCAAAGGAGTTCTGGAGGTGCAGAAATTGAAGGAAAAGACGAACTTTGAATAAAATTAGCTAATCCTGTTGTACCTTGGACTCCTGTTTGACCTATAAGACCTGTAGTACCTTGGACTCCTGTGACACCAACAGTCTGACTAACTATTGTCCACTTGTCATTTGCTGCTGTGTATTTGTACACAGTCCCAAGTGGATTAGTGTATATCTGTTGATCTGTTGCAGGATATGGGAAATGAGCCATTGTTTGTCCTTAGGCTTGATACATTAGTTTAAACTCTACACCATCTAATGTCACTGTCACAAAACCAGATGCTGATCCCGCTGCTCCTGTTGCACCTGCTGTCATAACTCCTGTTGTACCTTGAATACCAGTAGGTCCCTGCAACGAACCAGCACTTATTTGAACAAGTCCTATACCTGTCAAACCAGCATATAGAGACTCATCAACTCTATTCCAAAGCAATATTGGCTGATCAAACGAAGGGAATGACTCTGAATCTATAAAATTCTGTAAACCTGTTGTGCCCTGTAGTCCTGTTGTTCCAAGTCCTGTCACTCCTTGATTGCCATTAGGACCCTGTATACCTTGTACTCCTTGAACTCCAGTTGCTCCAGAGTCACCAGTATCTCCCTTAGTCCCTAAACCAGTCTGTCCTTGTAAACCATCTACACCAGTTTCACCTTGAGCTCCAACTCCTGTTTGTCCTTGTAGACCTACACCTGTAGCACCCTGAACTCCTACTCCTGTTGCTCCCTGGGAACCAACTCCTGTTTCACCTTGAATACCAACACCTGTTGCTCCTTGGATACCAGTAAATTCTCCAAAATCACTCCAACTTGTACCATCATAAGCTACAGCATGAAGAGACTTGTCTCCTGCTATTGCTGCAGGTATATTTTTATTAGAACGACTATCTGTTGTAATTACTTGAACATAAGGCTCTTGAGGTGTATAACTACCGCCTTCTACTGTAGAAACTACTGTTTCATCAAATGCTCCCCAGAAATCAACTTCAAATGCATGACCTTGTGCTCCTTGAACACCAGTAGTTCCCTGAATCCCTGCACCAGTTGCACCTTGTGTGCCTAATCCCGTCTGTCCTTGTAGACCTACTCCTGTTTCTCCTTGAGTGCCTACTCCTGTTTCACCTTGAATACCAGCACCTGTTTGACCTACAAGACCTGTAACGCCTTGTGATCCTACTCCAGTGTTGCCTTGGTCACCTTTAGGTCCTTGAATACCTTGTACGCCCTGAACTCCTGTTTCACCAACATCTCCTTGTACACCAGTTTCACCAAGAGCACCAGTCTGACCTACAAGTCCTGTAACACCTTGAGATCCATTTAGACCTGCTACACCTGTTTGGCCTTGAACACCAGTTAGCCCTTGTACAGTCTGACTTACAATATTCCACTTGTTAGTAGCAAGTGTATATCTGTATCTAGTCCCAAGATCGTTGGTGAATAGTTCACCATCTATTGCTGGATACGGAAAGCTATTAGCCATAAAAGTCTCCTATATTTGGTAAAAGAATTGTCCAAATGCTTCTTTTGTGCCTGTTGCTGTCCAGACGTTACTTGTGCTCATTGTAGGATAAAAACTAACTATGTTTGAAGCATTATTCAATACAAGTAGTACTGCTGGTAGATCAACACCAGCATTTGTGCCCTTGAATATTGAATATGTCGCTAAACCAACATTGTTAGAAGGTAGTGACATAGTGAATGCTGAAGTACTTGATGAACCTGATATAGCAAATATCACATGTCTAATATTACCTACATCAGCATATTTTATTGTTGCTGATCCACCTATTATGCCAGTAACGTCTGATGTAAATTCTTGCCATTGTTGTGGAGCAACACCAGTCGCACCTTGAACTCCTGTTGCTCCCTGTAGAGAACCAGAAGAAATTTGAACAAGTCCTATACCAGTTAAGCCTGCATATAGAGATTCATCTATTCTGTTCCAGAGTAGAATTGGTTCTGAGAAAACAGGGAAATCTTCTGAGTCTACAAAGTTTTGTAGACCTGTGTTGCCTTGTAGTCCAGTGGAACCAGTTTGGCCTACTCCAGTGACTCCAGTAGGTCCTAGAAGGCCTGTTGCACCTAGAATACCAGTTACACCTTGGACTCCTGTTTGGCCTTGCTCGCCTCCTGACGGACCTGTTACGCCTAATCCTGTAAATCCTTGTAGACCAGTAATCCCTTGAACTCCTGTAGGTCCTCCTGCTGTCCCTGTAAAACCTTGTGCTCCAGTATAACCACGAAGACCAGTAATCCCTTGTGCTCCTGGTGCGCCAATCGTAGCATTAGCAACAACATCATCTGTTACGTTATAGACTCTTGAAATATCATCTATTTCGTAAATTCTTGATTCTGGTATATTAGACAGATTATCAGCCATAGTCCCTCAATTACAAGTATTTACTACTTCTACTTTGTTTTTCTCTATGTAGTTCTTTACAGTTGCATGTCCTAAACCTACTGCACTCAAAATAATACCAATAATCAAGAAGGGCTTGTTAATGCCAGACGGGATACCTTCTGGATACACAATTTGAAACGTAGGAACAAGAACAGACCAATAGAGACATGCTATATTGCGCTTTTTGCCGTTAAGCCAGACCCATGTAGATTTAAGAAACTTTTTCATTGTTGCTCCTTGTTAGCAACTATTTGCTCTAACAGTGTTTGATAAATGTAGTTAGAACGATCTTTTTTTAGTATAGCAACTTCTGCTTCTTTTTCTGCTATGTTTTTTTCAAATTCTTGAAGTTTGAGAGCATAAGCAATTTGTGGCTTTACAGTGATGTCCATTAAGTCCTCCTGTCAAGAAACATGGATCTTCAAATGTAAAAGTAAACTTTGAGCTTTCTTTACTTGTCTTGACTATTTTACAACCCATACATTGCAAAAAAGCAGCAAAGTATAAGTCACTTGTCATGATCATAACTTCAAATCCTCTAGACCCTCAACACTACTTAGATCAGCTAGAGAAGAGCATCTACAATTTATGTGAATTTCCCCTGGTCTAGGATCTTCGTCCCAAGAGTAGCGTTTGCCTTGACGTTCTGAGCAAATATCGCATAACCGCTCATCTTCTGAGCAATCCCAAATATAGTGAGAGATCCCTGCTTGTTTTTGTCTAATTCTTGTGAGTTGACCATTTAGTTTTGAGACTTGATCTCTAGCGATTAACTCTGATCTATTTTTAGTAAAGTCACCAATCTGTCTTATGTCTTTACTGATTTCTCTAGTTGTGTGTCCTGCTTGTATATGAGCAAAAAGAGAGCTTTCTACTTTTCCGCTCACCTCTTCTGACAGCTTTTTTATGAGTGCTGTGTTTTGGTGAATGAAAGCGTTAGCAGTGCCTTCTCTCCATAGAGTTGATTTAGATAGAGAAATCCCAAGTTTCTTGTCTACTCTATCTTGTTGTCGTTTTGACCATGAATCTTGCTCATAAAACACATCTTTTGCTTTTTGAGTAGCTACTCTAAAATATGCTGTATCAAAAAACCCTTTATGTTTATTGACTATTAATCTTACTCTTTCAGGCCAGTCAGCATCTACCTTTAAGTAACGACTTGCTTCATTAGTTAAGTCAGATAAGTTGCTGTCTATTTCATTAAGAAAGTTCTTGAACCATAGTAAGAACAACACTCTAAGTTGTGAAGTATATTTTTTCTCTATAGAATATGGGTAAAACGTTTTAAGCGGCTGTTGTTTCAAGTTCTACTTCTTTTTCTATTTCTTGTTCTACACTTCTTTCACCTGAGATTTTTGTCTCTATAGAGTAACTATTACCACCAAACCTAGAATTTGCTACTTCTTCTGGTGTCAAAACACCTCTATCAAGATATACAGCATCTGTTTGTGCAACAGCAAGACGTCTATTTGCTTCTTCTTTCTCATCAAGACTCCAAAGAGTCGGGAATTCTATCTCCCAATCTTTTAACTCTTTACCATTAAAAGATGATTCTTTGCTCAACATGATGTATCTAACAAGCTTCTCAAACGGTTCTCTTAAAATCTGTTGCTGCATCCCATTGATTTTGTCGTAGTATCGTCTTAAGTCACTTGCACCAGTAGCATTTAGACCTGCAGGAGATTGACCAAACAGAACAGTGACAGGGATACCAGAACCACATGAGATACCAAGTACTAGAGCATCAATGAGATCTTTGAGACCAGAGACTGATGCTGAGTTTCTTGTGTATGTCTCTTCTTTATCCATGAGCATAGTATTCATGATGTGTTTAGAGCGATCAAGAAGAGATAATCTTGCTAGTGCTGCAGCATCTTGTCCTGAGGAGATCATCTGTGCTAAATTCTCTATTTGTAGAGAACCAATGATGAACTCAGAGATGATAGTTTCAAGACCAGCATATGCTTCACCTAGTCCACGAATTCTCTCAAAAGTAGATTGCAAGTAGCTGTCGTTCCAGTAGCGATTTCTTATTCTTTCTCGTAGTGGGATTAGAGGAGCATCAAAACGCATTACTCTTGATTCGTGAACACGAAATGCACCAGTACCTGCGCTTGCTGCGCCTTTCATGCTTGTCGTGTATGGTTGATCACCTGAAGTTTTGCCACCAGAGATTAATCCCCATGCTGTGGGTTTTTGTCGTTGTGGCCCATACATGAGCATGTTATTGCCAATAGTAGCAGGATTTATAGGGAATATAGTGTAGAACTCTGGTGTAGCATATTTAGGATGCATTGGATCTTGATATAGATCAGCAGTAGTCCAGATAGTTCTCCAACGATCAAACACATGGATGTGTGTGATTTTCTTGATGTTTCTTTCATTGACTGGTTCGTCGTAGTAACCATTGTCGTCAATACCCAAAATGCCTACAGAGCCGCCGTGTAGTAGAGCCCATTTGCCGCATTCTATTAGTTTTGAGTAGCCGTGTAGTTTCTTGACTTCTTTGTGGATTAAGTTGTCTGTGTCGGCTTTTACTTCAAAGTTGATCCTGAACATGTCTTCTGTGAGAACTTCAATGATTCTCCTGCCCATACCTTCTGATCTAAAGATTGAATTCAGGTCTTGTTCTGTTAGTGCAGGGTTAGCATCAAATACTGTAGATAGTCTTTTGTCTACATTTGAGTACCCAAGACCAGTTAGAATGTTGTTCCACCCGTCTCTTCTTGCGATAGACATGGGTATTGGTTCTTGGTAGTCAAGTTTTCGGTATGGTTTACGTCTGATCATTTGGCATCCTTGAACAACATTTCTGAGAAACAAGTTTTACAATTGTAGCAGCATGAAATAGAGAGATATAAAACCAATGGTAAATTAGACAAGATATTTGATAGTCTTGGAAATGTGAGTTGAGACAGTTTTGTGTTAAGTTCAAAGAAGTAGAAGAGTTACAAGAAATCATTAAGTTGGCTAATGTGATGATTTAGAGTTGGTACGTTTGACAACAAGTGTGAGCCCATGTAATCCTATGGGCTACATATTGCTTTATGACTCGCCTAAAACGTCACCACTTAGTGAACTTAGAGTAATCAATGCCAGGCTTGTGGTACTTGGTAAAGATACCGTAGCGGATAGAATCACAATTTGCTACAAGAACATTATTAGCGAAGTATTCGTGATGCTCTTGAACAGTGATGTTGTAGACTTTAGATTTTCTTGCGGGGATGATGTTGATATTGGCCAGCACACTTTTTACTACAATATCTTGTTTTGTCGTATTTATAAGCCACGAAGTCTGCTCCACATCGTTCGCATTTTCTGGTCTCATCATATTTACCAGAGATCCATCCGTATTTAGTCTTGCAGGCATTTGAGCAGTATAGTCTTGATGCAAATTTTTGTTGTTGTTGACCTGCAATATTTGTGTGTATGTATTCTTTACCACACGTAATACACTTGAGATTAAAGACACCACGTCTATGCCACTTTTCACCTCCGTCTCTAGCATGAACTTCTTTTGCTTTTGCTCTACCTTCTTCTGATTTGTGCCATTCTGCTGCAAGTTTATTGCACTCTTTCCAATGTTCTTGTCTTCTTTTGTTTGTTTTATGGTCTTTTTTAATGTGATATGACCTGTGTTCATGTGAACTAATAAGTTCAAGATTATCGATATCATTGTTACCTGGGTTCTCGTCAATATGATGTATGTCAAACCCTTCAGGTATTGTACCTTTCTCATAAGTCCATTTGTCTCTATGGAGATATGAACATTTGCCCAAGAACCCATGGCCTCTAAAATATGGGCTTTCTTTTCCTCCAATGTACCTGCCATACTTTTTGCCATTGTAGACAACAACTTCTTGCTCTTTTGACATATTGACTCCCTTGATAATTTAAGTATTATATCTAAGTGAGTCAACTCAAGAACACTTATTTTACCATTAGAAGTAATTATAGGGTGATTACCAGTAACTATAGTACCACCCCAATTATAAGTTTCTGATATTCTAGACATTACGTTTGTGACTGGTCTATAACCCCATCTTGTGAGAACTAAGTCTCCTATCTTTATTTTTGATATTCTCTTGTTACCCTTGCTTGTCATTACTTTAGTATTTTTACCAAAGCAAAGGTGATCATCACCTACTAGTTTTTGTCCAAACAGTTTGTTGCCCTCTGCATCTTCTCCTGTTTCTTGATACTGTAGTCCTCTTAGTTCTTTTATCAAGTTAGTAGAGTCTTTAGTCACATTGATTTTGTATTCTTGTAGCTTACGAATACCTGCTATGACAGAGTCAGGGCCTTTTAATGCTGGTCTTGCGTTGTAACCTTCTCTCTTGAGTTCTTCTATAGATTTTGGCTCTGCAGAGTCGCAATAGATTTCATCATAGTTTTTAGAGACTCCTAGTTGCTCAAATCGTCTTGCTAGTTGTTGATTAGTTAGATTTGTTTGATAGAGTAACTCATGTGCATATAGGTTGTCACCTTTGACTAAAAGTTTAGATAGGGCAGAGGGATCAGATGAGAATCCGAAGTCAAGACCATAGAAGCATTTTTCTGTTTCATGTTCTGGGAATTTGTCTATGATGATGAAGTCAGGGAATACAAGTCCTTCTGTTGAGCCAATTTCACCTAGACCGTAGACTCTGAACCAGTTTTTGTCGCCTCGTCTAGATTCTATTTTGTCTACAATTGCTTGTTGTAGAACTGCTTTAGAGTCAAGATATGTAGATTTGATGAAGTTCTTTGATGTGATGAACTTCTGGATCCAGAACATCTGTGTAGGATTATAGTCTACAAACGTGCATATTCTTGTTCGTACATCTAGTTCATTAAAACTTGCTAACGTGATGTTGTTTACTTCATTGATGAACAAGTAGTCTCTACCAGCACCACGTAATTTGTCAGATCTATCTGCTGAGAAAAACTCAAATGTGACGAACGAGTTGTATTCGTAGATGAAGTCTGACTTGTTCCATTTGTTTTCGTCCCATTTGTCTGCTAGAATAGTTTTAAAGTCACGAATTACACCACGGCGCAAGTGGGGTGTTGATTCTGAGACTATTGAGATTAGAGATTTAGTGTTGACAAGTGAGGCTATTAGAAGAAGGAGTTGTAGGATAGAGAACGTTTTAGAGCTTCTTGTACCTCCTTGGTTAATGATTAAACGTTCACCAGAGAGATATATCGCTAAGTTTCTTGAGAAGACGTTTGTGGTGAACAGGGTGGGAGTCCATTGTTTGATTTTAGTTTGTCGATCATTTCTTTTGTTTCTTGATTGATGACAACTATAGTATCTGGTTTGTTTTCTGGGATACCTTCGTGTTTTACTTTGTCTACGAGTAGAGCTTTAGTTTTGCATAGAAGCTCAAGAGCTTTGATGCGCTCATACCCTTTGTTAGTTGTTTTTACAGATTCTATTTCAAGTTGTTGTATGATTTTGGCTGCTGACCATACAAGATCCTGATTCACGAGACTTAATAGATAAGTGATTCTATTAGAGATAATTGGGATTTTTAGCACTCGTTGAAAAACAAAGGATGGTTTTTTCCACCCTGCTTTTCTACAGGATTCTTCTCCGTTTAGAGTTTTAACATACTCTTGAACGAAAAATTCATACTTTTTTCTAAGTAGAGGGATTTTAGGGTCTGGTAATTGCTTCTTAGGAGGAGGAGGAAATACAGATTCCATCTTGCGATTTATCATGAGAATAGAGTCTGAATAAAAACAATGATAAAGTCAATAAGTTTTGCCGTTGGGATACAAGTTGTGGTAGTCAGGTAAGAAAGATTTAGCATATTCTCTTATTGGGTGGCCTTTGGGATAACCAAAGAAAGAGAACAGCTTGTCATCATCCCAAGATTGAGTGAAGTCAAGCCATGGGATGAGTGCAAACTCACTTCCTCCAAGACAATTTTGCTTCTTACAGAGTGCTTTCTTTGAATCACTTGCACCTTATGAACTTGCCGTGTAGGATTTGTGCATAATTGTCGTAGAGTTTTTTGGCACCAGAGATTGTTTTGTGGATGCCAATGTAGATTTTCTTTTTGTTAGATGCAATTTGTGCTTTATAGTAAATCCTGCCAGATACGTTTATTTTGGTGACACCTCTTGGGAGATCTCTTGGTTTTTTGTTTCTTAAGTATTTTCTTGAGTTGATAGAGTTTTGAGATGGTGTTGCTAGTCTCAAGTTTTTTCTTGTGTTGTTTAGACCATTTCCGTCGATATGGTCTAAATGTTTTTTAGGGAAACCTAATACTTCTCTGTGCATGAGTATGTTTCTTTTCTCATGAGATCTTGATTTTCTGATGCAATAGAATAGGTTGTCTTTTCTTCTTGTGACGTACCAAGAGTAGTGTTTGAGACGCAAGAAGTCATTGTCGTCAAGAGAGACTGTCTTAGTTTCACCTTGGTAGAGTAGTTTTAGTTTTTTCATGCGTATTTTTGCAACAACTTTTTGTTGTTTAGACCTCTTTCGTCATTTGGTTTTAGTTTCAAGAATTCTTCATTTGCTAGATAACTTTCTTTAGTCATCCCTAAGAAGTTGTAAGCAACACAAAGTTGGAGCCAAGAGTCTGAGATGTATCTTAATTGAAACGGTGAATGTAAATCTTGATTTCTTATAGTGTTAGCACAAACTTTGTACCAGTGAATTGCGTTTCTATATTGTTTATTTGACATATAATTCTCTGCTAGATAGTAGTAACCTTCGTGCCTCATATCTTCTAACATTAGTGACTTGAAGATGTATTCTTTGAATTCTTGTTCATTTTTGTTAGATAGTGAGATTAATGCTAGACTTTCTAGAGCAAGTATTTTGTCCTCATAGAACATATCAGGTGATTTGATACATTTCTTGAAGTAGGGAATTGACTCTTCTTTTTTACCTGAGTCAAATAGTTCTTTTGCATAGTAAAAGTTGTATCTTGAGTCGTTTGGTTCTTCTTTTACTGCTTGTTTGAGAATCTCTAGATTGCGTTCTAGTGTTGAACCTTTTTTGTTGTGGTGAGTGAAAATGTTTTCTGTTTTTCTGTTTGGGACAAGCGGGATGCATTCGTGGATGCGACCCTCCCATTTGAGATTGCAAGAGCGTTTGATGAAGCGTTCTCTGTCTAGAATTAGTTCTGGTGAGCCATCAGAGTAGTGTGCATAAACATACTTGCACACAATCATATCTCTGTCAAATACTAGATTTCTTATTTTTTCTTTGTCTTCTTCTAGAATGTAGTCGTCATCATCACACCAGAAGATGTAGTCTGATGTGCATTTAGAGAATGCATAGTTTCTTGCAGCAGAGAAGTCATTGATCCACTTGAAGTCATAGATGCGTGCATTGTATTTTTGTGCTATTTCTTTTGTGTTGTCTGTTGATCCAGTGTCTACTATAATGATTTCATTGAACAAATCGTGAAACGTGCTTAAGCACTTGTCTAGACATGAGCCTGAGTTTTTTACTATCATTGCAAGTGATAGAGTAGTTTTACGTTTGGTGAACCAGCAATCAGCGAATCCGCGTGCAAATATTAAAGCGGATTCTGCCCATGTTTTGTTTTGAACGTTTTGTAGACCTTTTTGTGACCAGTGAGCCCATGTGTCTTTGTTGGTGAGCAGCTCTATAGTTTTGTTGACAAATTCAATTCTGCATTCTCGAGTTAATGATTGACCTTTAGAGCCGTTGCCAATCAAGATCCCTGTGTCATTAACTGTTGTTTGTATACCAGCAAAGTTAGATGCTATTACTGGTAGTCCCGCAGCTTGAGCTTCAAGTGCTGTGATGCAATATGTTTCTTCAAAGTCTGTTGGGTATACCCAGAGAGAGCTCTTCATCATTTCAATGGCTAATTGTTGTTGGGAGATTCTACCATGATAGAACACTCCTGGTTTTGACATTTCTTTTTTGATTCGTTCTATTTCTTCTTTTTGGTCAGGTCGTAGTTTTTCCCAGAGATCAAGACCGTAGAAGATGTGAAGTTCTAGATCAGGGATTTGTTGTTTGATGAAGTCAAACAAGTAGAGTAGAGTGTCTAAGCCTCTATCAAGAGAAGAAGAGTAGATGAGTCTATGAGGGTGACGTTCTTGAGGAGTTGAGAAGCGATTTAAGTCGATACCGTTAGAAGTTAGAGCAAGTTTTTCTTTTGGTAGGTTGTGATATTGAGAGACAAAGTCAAGATGCCAGTTAGATAGGACACAAAATTTGTCTATTTTGTGTGAGTATTGTACTTGTTTGCCTGAGAGCAAAAATACATCATGAATTTGTACGAATTTCTTGCCTGCTCTAATTGGTAGAGCAAAAGGCGCTTCTGTCCGCTCTGAGATAAAATAGTCAATGTAATGTTGCTCGATGTAATTTGGGAATTCGCTGAAGTGTTGATAGTTGACCCCATTGAATGAACCTGTTTTGTCTGTGTCACAAAAACTTGTCACCCTGTAGTTAAGTTTTGCAAATTCTTCTGCTAATCTAATTTGATGAGTCTCACTTCCACCTATCCCGCCAGAGTTGATCGAGTTGTAGTTCCATCGCTCCCAAGCAGGCCCTGAGTATAGAACTATTGATTTTTTGCCCATAATGTGTTGCAAATGCCTGTTAGTTTTTTTGTCTGATTCTTGATATGCTTGTTTATCTTCTGATTCTAGTTGTTTTCTAGATACTGCCCCGTAATGGAACACAAATGAGTTGTAGTTTTGAGCAATCTTGTATCCTGCTTTTTTGATTCTTGAGCAGTAGTCTACATCTTCTCCACTGTTAGTGAATTCTTCGTTTAGTAGACCTACTTGTTTTATCACGTCTCTTGTTGTTATAGTGCAGTAAAAAGCAATCCACTCGAGATGGTCTAGCACCTGTGTATGAGGTGAGACATATGAATATATGGCTGGGATCAAGGGTGTTATCTCGCTAAACTCGTGACATCCAGGGAGTAAACTAAGGGTGTTGATCCTGATGTCAATGTTGTGTAGCCAGGATTTGTCACAATTTGATAGTGGTCCTACTGCACCTATTGTGTTATCTTGTAATGTAGAGATTAAATGAGTTAACCAGTTGTGAGATACAATCGTGTCGTCATTTAGGATCATCACATATTTTGAGTTACCTTGTTTGATCCCAATGTTGACTGCTTGTGCAAAGTTTAGTCTTGATTTCTTTATGTATGTGATGTCTTTTTGTAGAGTAAGAAACTCATGTAGTTCTTGTGAGTCACCATTATTGATAATGATAATGTTGTAAAACTCTTTTGTGCAAGTTCTTATAGATTCTAAGCATTGTTTGAGACCTGTTAGATTTTTGTAAGTAGGGATTATGATGTCTACTTTGGGAGTGTTTAGAGCTTGCTCCCATTTAGATGTTATTTTGTCAAGAGAGAATTCTTGTGCAGCTATAAGAGCATTTTGTTTTATTTGTTCTCTTTTTTGTGGGTCTTTTAGAGTCTCTATTGCTTGTCTCCAGTCGTCTTGTGTTGTTGCTACTAATGCACAATCAGGGTATTTTTTTATGATTTCAAGATATGATGGTAATGGAGAAACAATGCAGGGTATACCTAGAGACATTGATTGTGTTAGTCTGTTGGCACTTTTACATGGTCTTGTGATGTAGTCTTGGGGGATTATGATGACATCTGCTTGTCTGAGATGAGTTAGCCAAGTTGATCTGTCCCAGATGATGTCAGAGCCTGGCCATTCTGAGATTGTAATTAGAGAACAATTTAGTTGTTCTATTAAAGGACGTAGTTCATCTGCTAAATATTTTGACCCACCGTAGCCGAACCAGTACAGTTTCATGGTTTTCTATACTTTCTCAATGACAATTCATAGCCGTTAACTACGACCCTGAAGTCTTGTTCATACACTGCTATGAGTTTGAATGCTTGCAAAATGAAATTATCACTTAACTTAGGGATGTCACTTACGTTTTCACTCGAATCAGAGAGAGCTGGAGCGATGTTAGGTGTCTCAATCACCTTAGGTATTATGGGCGCAAGTGTAGATGTTTGATCTACAGGCCTAGCTTTTTTTGAGATTGTTGCATTAAAGAATTTTTTGCATTCTTCACAGCAAAATTTTGAGTTGTTAGATTTTGGCTCAAAGTCTTTTTTGCACTGTAGACATTGTTTTGTTGGCACTTCTTTCTCCCTTTCTTGTACTTCTTTTTCTATAAGTGACTCTAATGCTTGTTCATCATCTTTTTCTTCGTCATGTTGTGTTATTTGATCCCCCTTATCAAATGAGATTTTTCTTTGAATCCAAGGTAGAGTCAAGCAAGAACTACAATAAAGAAGATTTGGGTTACTTGCTTCAAAGTCTATCATGCAATTTCTGCAGATTTTAGTAAGGCTCATAGTTGTCTAATCAGTGTTTCTACTTTTTTGCCTATTACTTTCAAGATCCTAGGTGTCATTACTTTGCGACCAAGCTCTTCAAGTTGTACAGGTGTGAGTTTCTTCTTCTGTTCTTGTTTTTTCATTGTGTCTCCTTCTTGTGAATTCTATACATTTCTATTTTGTCAAGTATAAAATAGTTAAACTCACTCCTTCCATAGTTCTGGCCATTCAAGAAGTGCAAGTTGTAACATGTCTTTTACTTCTTCTTTTGCAATGATGGTTTTGACATTTCTTCTTAGCATGCACATAAATCCATTCTCAATTGAGAACATCTTACTGTTATAAGAATAATTTTTCTTATAAGTTTTCTTAATCTTTTTTATAGTGAACATCATTCATCCTTTTACTCTAAGTCTTTTACACGTTCTTTTACCTGTTTTCTTAAAATTACTCATCAGTGCTTTTTCTATTCTCTTTTTTTCTTCTTCACTTTCAGGTTGAAATAGATATTGAGATAAATTCATCACAGGCCAGTCAGGAGATATCGTGTTCAACTTTTCTTCACATTCTTTACACGTGCCCATAAAAATAGGAATTGATGTTATTTCTATTTTTGAATTTAATCCTCTTATTGTTGCTACAAAGTAGTCAGAAACAGTTTCAATATGCCACATGTTGCAGTTTTGCCACCATTCTAAGAAATATTGTTCTGTTGACTTCAAGTCATTATTCATGATTTCCTACCTTGTGTCTCTTTGTTTACTATCAAAAAAAGGCTATTTATTTTGTTCACAGTTTCTTGAAGTACTTCAAAAACATGGAATTGCATTTTTATGTGATGACAATCTTTACAAGTAACATTTGTGGTATGACCTAAAATAAGACCTTCAATATAGTTTGTCATCGAGACATGATTCTCTTTTGCTTTTTTTCTTAAAATTTCTTTTGTCTCATATCTTAAGTTCAAAAAAATTGTCTCTTTCATTTTGTTTCTCCTTTTAACTGATATCTTGTTGTCTTACCTATTGGTTGACACACTATAAGATCATTTTGAAGTGCATCAAGACATTCATTTAGCTCTGAAGTTGTACATTTTTGATTTGTTTTTCTCTTGAGCTCTTCCATTGTGATCCAATACACACTTGGTGTTTCAAGAAATTTCTTAATGATATCAAAAACTAGTTTTTTTCTTTCTAACAATTTGTCTGTTTCAACTTTATTGATATCATATTCTCTAAGTTCTACAAAATTTTGAAGTGGGTTTTTGTTGTCTTCTATGTTTTTAATCTCAAATTCTAAAGGCTTAAAAAATGAAAGAGTGCCCTCTTTTGTAAGTTTTATTTGGACTATTTTGCTATTTTGATCAGTATCAATTCTCTCAAGACCAAATGTGTAAGATACTTGAGCTCCCAATTGCTTTGAACCAGCATAACTATCTTGACTCTGTTCTATTTTTTTAAATTTTGTTGTTGGTGTTTTATTATTATGATGCAAAATTATGATAAACACATCTAAGTTTTCTGCCAAACTTTTTAGATAAGTAATAACTTTCATCATTTTTGTAACTTCACCAGCATTAAAATCATCACCAGATGAAGCATAGAGACTGTCAAAAATGATTACTTTGAATTTTTTTCTTGAAATATATTCTTCAAAAAGTAATTGACTTAAAGGGTGAGACAAACTTAAATCAAAAGGTTCTAGGTTACTTTTCTTACATTCTTTTTGAAACGAACCTTTGTGATTGAACTCTAGATTTTCTTTGTTTTCTAAAGATTTGAAGAACCTATAGATATACTTTTGTTGAAATGTTTTACGTTGTTTATCAGCATTGAAATAAAATACTTTTACAGCTTTTCTTGGAGTAAATCTATTGAACCAAAAAGTAGAGTTTGTAGAAAACCCCCTTGCTATGTCTAAAGCTGCCCAAGTTTTACCTACTCCATCTGAAGCAAAGAGCATAATTACTTCACCATGACAAGCAAAGTCTTTTTCTCTTACTAAGTTTTCAACATCTGGATCTATAGATTGTGAATTTCTCTCTAGGACTTGTATGTATTTCTCAATTTTTTGTTTTTTAGCAATCAAATCTTGTTGTTTCTCTATGTCTCGTTTTGAAATCTTAAAGAAAGCAAGCACATCTTTTGTCTTCTTTTCACCTTCACCAGAATGATTACCATGTTGACAACAAAAACCCAACCCTAAACTTAAATTCTTTTGATTTGGTTCATAAATTACTGTCTGTTTAATGCCAGTATCTACAGAATGCAATGAAGCCCAAGGACATTTCACTGAATGCATTCCATGACCTTCATCTTTTATGTACATATCTGCTTTTTTGAATTCTTTTATAGTGGCATCAAATAAAGCATATTCCATGTCAGTTTGTTTGACTAAAGTTTGAGTAAGCTTCTGTTGCCCAAGAATTTCTTTGAATTTTTCTATAACATCTATTTCTTTTATTTTTTCAGGTACATAAATGAGTTTAGCGTATCTATATGGTCTTTCTATTGTGTTTTTACCCTTTCTTGCTTGAGTATAGTAACACTTCCATATTCTTGAGGGATCAGAAACCTTCAAATCTACTTCACAAAAATCATTATGAAATAGATTTTTCAAAAAATTAAGGATGACTTTGTAACTTTCTTGAATAGAGTTGTCGTAGTCAATGGTTTTAATCATAAGATGCCAACCATTACCAGAAAAAGCAATTATGGGATCTATATTTCGTTGTTTTAAGAAATCAACAACTGTATCGCAAACTTTTTTAGACTTTTCTATTTCTTCATCTGTACACATTGCTTCTTTTTCAAGACAATTTTTTTTAGTGGTATCAATGTCTATCAAAAACCATTTTACCTTTTGAACGTCTTCTGATTTACCCCCTTCAATTCCTAACTTCATTTTGTTGTCAACTAAAAAATTCTCTCTTTTTCTAGGATTTGGAGCAACATATACGTTTGCAAATGTGTCATATCTTTTTATTTCTTCACAAGCTTTAGAAATGTCGTCAAAAAACCCAAGACTAATTCTTGGTAGATCTAGTGTCCTTATTTCAAAACAAGCATTTTTTAGGTCAAAATCAAGTAATTCTAAGTAAGACTTTAAGTCCCATTCTTTTTTCTTTCTAGTAATCATTTTACTCTCCTCTTTAGTTTAGATGTGAATACCAGACCCATGTACATAACACCCCTGCATTTTGTTAGACAGCGTGGTAGGTAGATTGTTTTCTTTGTAGTGTGTTTATATTCTTTTGTTTGTTTATTTATATTTTTTTTTTTTTTT